ACGGTATTACGGAGGGTACGTTCGACGAAATAAAGGAAGTAGCAGAACACGACGACTTTTGGTGCTATACGGACAAAAATAAATTAAAGATTGACAATCTTAAGTATAAATTATTTTTGGAACGCAACGGCTTTAAAAAGTACTTTCAATCAGACGCACAAAAAGCCTCTTGGATTTATGTAAGCTCCAACAAAGTAGTTGAGACCTCAGCCGAGAAAATCAAGGATTTCGTGTTAAATTATTTATTGGAACGTAACGAGTGGGACGTTTGGAATTACTGCGCCTCGTTTCAAAACATTTTCAGCGAGACGTATTTGTCCATGATTGAAAGCGTCGAGCTGCTAATGCTACAAGATAGTAAATTCAAATCTTATATTGCATTTGAAAACGGCATTTTAGAAGTTACCAAAGACACAACAAGGCTCGTTGATTTTATCGACGTTGACGGCTACGTTTGGAAGTCTCAGATAATTCCGCGTGATTATGTCCATTTGGAGCAATACGAGAACGAATACGCCACTTTTATCAAAAATATAAGTAATAATGAGCCGCTGCCAATTGAGTGCGTTATAGGCTATCTTTTGAGTACTTATAAAAATAAGATGAATAATAAGGCTATAATATTAAACGATGAGGTTATAAGTGAAAACCCCGAAGGAGGTACAGGGAAAGGGTTATTTGTGCAGGGCCTTAGACAAATTCGTAAAGTCAGTATATTGGATGGTAAGACGTTCGACGATAAAAAGAGTTTTCCCTATCAGACAGTCAGTCCCGAAACGCAAGTACTCGTTTTTGACGACGTCAAACAAAACTTTGACTTTGAGAGCAAGTTTAGTTTGGTAACTGAGGGAATGACTTTGGAGCGTAAAAACAAAGACGCTATTAAATTAAAGGTTGAGGAAAGTCCGAAACTGGTTATATCGACCAACTACGCAATAAAAGGCGAGGGCAATTCGCATGACCGCCGACGCTTTGAGATTGAGTTCGCTCAATACTATGGCAAAGCCTTGACACCTTACGACGAGTTCGACCGCCAGTTATTTGACGATTGGGAGCTTAACGACTTCCAACGCTTTGACAATTATATGGTGTATTGTTTGCAATGCTATTTGAAACTCGGACTTGTACCTCAAAACGCCAAAAATATAAAGATGAGGAAATTTATAGCCGAGACCTCGATGGAGTTCTTAGAATGGATAAAAGACATTGAAAACGTACCGCACAACGATAGGCTTGAGAAGTCGTTGTATTATATCAATTTTACAAACGAATATCAAGATTTTAAAAAATGGCTTACAAATAAAAAGTTTAACATTTGGGTGCAAAAATACTGCAACTTTATAGGGGCCGAATACCTAAGCGGAAACTCAAACGGCTTCCGCTGGTTTACAATTAAAACGGATAAAAACCAAGTCGATAGCGACGAAATATTTTTTTAATTATGGAAGAATTTATTTGTGAAAATTGCAATTCTGATCGTTTAGAATTTGTAAAATATAAAATGGCTAATGGTGTTGATGTTTTAAGAAAGCAATGTTTTAAATGTGGATATTTATTAGTTTTAAATTATAAACGTAATTACGTTAATAATTATGAATCATTAAATTATGTAAATGAATATTTAAGGAACTATTATAAAAAATGCAAACTTGAAAAAAGCCTAATTAATAAAAGAAAATACGAAATAAAAAATATTTTTAAAGATTATGCTTTTGATCACTTTAATAGGTCTTATAATTATTATCATAATGTATATTTAAAATCAGTAGAATGGAAACATAAACGTGATTTAATTATGGAGTTTTATAATAATAAATGTCAAAAATGTAACGATTACGCTTCTGATATTCATCATTTAACCTATGATAACATATTTAAAGAAAAATTTGAAGATTTAATGCCTCTTTGTAGAAATTGTCATAATAAAGAACATTTTGATTATGCTACAACTTAGACCATACCAAACAAAAATCTCAGCTGAAGCGGTTGAAATTTTGCGAAATAAACACATCGTTTACTTGGCGATGGAGGTACGAACTGGCAAGAGTTTGACCGCACTTAATACGGCCCAATTGTATGGAGCTAAAAAAGTATTGTTTTTAACAAAAAAAAAAGCGATTTCGTCAATTCAGTGGGACTACGATAACTTCGGGTTTACGTTTGATTTAACAATCATAAACGACGAGAGTTTACATTTAGTCAAAGGGGAGTTTGACTTAATAATTCACGATGAACACCACCGCTTTGGAGCATTCCCTAAACCCAACGCAACGGCTAAGGAATTTAAAAAGCGATTTAGTAAACTGCCTATGATATTCCTAAGCGGTACGCCAACGCCCGAGAGTTACTCGCAATGGTATCATCAGTTTTGGGTAAGTGATCACTCGCCCTATAAAAACTATGCGAATTTTTATAAGTGGGCCGCTGAGTACGTCGACATAAAAGAAAAACGCTTAGGCTATGCCGTTGTCAAGGATTACTCAAACGCAAAAGAGAATCTTATTCGAAGATCCACACGGCCGTATATTATAACTTTTACACAAAAAGAGGCAGGCTTTACAACGAGCGTTAACGAGATGGTGCTGGAGTGCGAAATGCAGCCAATCACCTACGAGGTAATTCGACGTCTTAAAAAGGATTTAATCGTTCGCAACGGACAAGGGCAGGTCATTTTAGGGGATACAGGCGTTAAGTTGATGCAAAAAATGCACCAACTGTCAAGCGGAACGTGTAAGTTCGAAGATGGCACCAGCAAAGTGATTGACGACTCAAAGGCTAAGTTTATAAAAGAAAAGTTTAAAGGAGAGAAAATCGCAATCTTTTATAAATTCAAGGCTGAATGGGACGCGCTCCTTCAAGTATTTGGAGCCGATTACTTGACAAATTCAGTCGAGGAGTTCGATGCAACCGATAAAAACATCGCACTTCAGATAGTCAGCGGACGCGAGGGCGTCAGTTTAAAGAACGCAAAGTATTTGGTTTACTATAACATCGATTTTAGTGCAACGAGTTACTGGCAAAGCCGTGCGAGGTTAACTACAAAAGAGCGTTTAAATAACGAGGTGTTTTGGGTATTTTCAAAAGGTGGGATTGAATACGATATTTATAAGACCGTGCAACAAAAAAAAGATTACACACTAAAAATATTTAAACAAAATGACAATAACTAACGAAGACAATATGGCCTTAATGGCTCGATACCCCGACAATTATTTTGAACTTGCAATAGTGGATCCTCCTTATGGGATTGGAGCTAATAAAATGACTCTTGGAAATGGTAAAAATAAAATTTATAGAGGGTTAAATGATTGGGATAACTCCATACCAAAAAAAGATTATTTTGACGAACTATTTAGAGTTAGCAAGAATCAAATAATATGGGGAGGAAATTATATGACTGAATTTTTAAAACCCACTTCGTCTTGGTTATTTTGGGATAAAGGAACAGGAGATAATGACTTTGCAGATGGAGAACTTGCTTGGAATTCATTTGGAGGAGCTTTAAGAAAAATAAACAAGTCTTGGGTTGGAGCTAATGCAAAAGACGAATGCAGTAGATTACATCCAACACAAAAACCGATTTATTTATATGGTTGGTGTTTAAAAAAATACGCAAAGCAAGGCGATAAAATACTCGACACACATTTAGGTAGTGGAAGTATAGCAATAGCCTGTCATGATTACGGATTTGATTTAACGGCCTGCGAATTAGACAAAGAGTATTTTGATAAGGCTATGGAACGAATTAATAATCACGTCGCTCAGCAAAAATTATTTTGATTATTAAAATAAATTTGTATATTTGACCACCGCCAAGAGAAAACACACAACTAACAACACCCTTCTTTTGCACTTGGCGGTCAATTGATGGGTGTTTGTTTTTATTTATAAGCAAATTTATTTGATTATTGACCTATGAAATACATACTAATTTTTCTAATATACGAAATGCTTAGGCCGTATTTAATTCGATTGTTCCACTACATAATATCACGACTTTGACCGAGCAGCAGATACAAACGAAGATTAAACGCAAACTGGTTGAGCGGGGTTGGTATGTCACGAAATTGATTAAGACATCGACCAACGGAATACCCGACCTACTGGCAATCAAATACGGCAAAGCGATGTTTATAGAAGTAAAACGCGAAGGCGGGAAGCTATCGCCAATTCAAGAGCTTCGCATCGAGGAGTTAAAAGCCGCAGGAGCAATAGTAAAAATATGGACTGACTTTGAGACTGATTTTAATTAAAACTGCATTGACTATATGACACCAAAACACTACGACAACCAGCAGCAATACGACGTCATCGACATCATTAAGGATTACGACCTTAATTTTAACGAGGGTAATGCAGTCAAGTATATTGTAAGGGCAAGACGCAAAGGCGCACACCTTGAGGATCTACGTAAAGCGATGCACTACCTCGACCGAGAAATTATACACCACGAAACGAAACTAAAATTTAAACAATGAGAGCAGGCTCTAAAATATACAAAGGTCTCGAGGTGCCAATAAGCGCACCAATCCACATCAATAAGCAAGGTCGTGAGTTTTATATAAGTGGACTTTGTTACAATACCGCATTTTGCCGTTATATAGATACAGGAGAAATAATTGAGATAAAAAGTAGTTTGGTGTCGAAATATTTAGTAGGTTTGTAGCGTTATGGTAAAACCGCACACGATAAGCACACAAATGTGGCTTGAGCAAGAGGATGACACTCTTGGAATGGGCGGGAGCTTTGTGGAATTTCGGGTAATGGTTGACTCAATCAACGGCTACTGGATCGAGAACGAAAGCGAAATTTGCTTAGTCATTCAAGGAACGGTGTACTATGTCGAGAACAACGACGCTTTGCTATTGTTTTTGTCGGAGTATTTTAATCCAATGCGGTTATGATACTGGCAGAGTTAGCCAAAAAAGATGCCCAATGGCGCAAGATGGCTTTCCAAATATGCAAAGACAAGGACTTGGCTGACGAGTTAGTGCAAGAAATGTATCTTAAATTGTATCAAAATACCAATCTAATTAAAGATGGATATATTTATACAGTTCTAAGAAACCTATTCTATGACTATGCTAAACAACAAAAGGATTTAATAGTCGATTTTAGTAATATCGAAATCTTAGACGATGGAGACTATATCGAGCCAATCGATTATAAGGCCCTTATAAAAGGCTTAACCTGGTATGAGCGCACAATGTTTGAGCTTTCAACTTTGGTCGGTCAACGTGAACTAAGCCGACAAACAGGCATACATATTCAAACAATCCATCGGATCAATAAGATGGTAAAATCAAAAATTTATGGCAAAAAGAAGGACTAAAAAAGAAATTCAAGGTCTTGGCGATGTTATCGCTAACATAACCAACTCAGTTGGGATTGAGCCTTGTCAAGGTTGCAAAGAGCGTCAATTCGGACTGAATCGTTTATTTAACTTCAAAAGAGTTAAAAGCGAGATGTCTGATCCCGACAAAGAAATGTTTAAAGAGTTCCTTGAGCTTAAAGGACAACGCGTACTCGATGGAAAACGCACCGAGTTAAACTTAGACGACGTGACCTATTTAAACGCCTTATATCTCAAATACTTTGGTTTAGACAATAGCAATTGCCCAACCTGTTCAAAGGTGCATGAGCAAATAATCAAAGACCTCAACAAACTATCGAATTATGGAGGATAACCAATTCGGTCTATTGTGTGAATTTTTAGACAAATTAATCGACAACAAACCCGAAGACGTTACTCACAACGAGCTTTGGCTGGCACCCAACCTATTTGATATTTTAAAACTCAAGGAATACCGCGATTTTAATATACAAACCGACGAAAATATACCAGTTAACCAAGTAATAATAGGACAATGGCTTACTCACAACAACAAATAGACGAGACTTTTGACGAAATCTTAAGAGAAATCGAGCAAGGAAATTCACTTATCTCGATTTTAAGACGTAAAGAGTTCCCAAGTACTGCAACGTTTTACCAGTGGTTGGAAGCAGACGAAGACAAAGCAAAAAGATACGTGCGCGCGTGCGAAATCCGAGCTGACGTTATCTTTGAGGACATCATCGACATCGCTGATCACTCCGACGAAGACCACACACCCTTTACTGGAGCGAACGTGGTGCAACGTGACCGCTTAAAAATCGACGCTCGCAAATGGATCGTTGCAAAATTGCACCCTAAAAAATACTCCGATAGAGTATATCAAGACATCACAACGCACCAAGAGCAACCACTATTTCCCGATATCATTACCGATACTAAATAAGAGCTTATGTTTATAAGAACTACCGTAATAAATAAGGTACTCCAATTAACCAAATTCACAAAGGGCGTGCAAGGTGGCACGTCCGCTTTATAGTCCCTCTTTATTAAATTAAAGGGGGACAAAAATAGTAGGAAAAACATTTGGAATCCTTCCAATACTTATTGACTTATGCTGCAAGACCGAGCTTCTCGAAATCTCGGTTGTAGCGGAGTCGATACCACACCTCAAAAGAGGGGCAATAAAAGACTTCAAAAAAATAATGGTGTTAACAGGTCGATGGAATCCGCAGCGATGGAACGCGACCGATTTTAAATACACATTTGCGAACAACTCAGCCATCGAATTTTTTAGCGCAGAAAACGACTCAAAGCTTAGAGGTGCAAGGCGTGATTATTTGTACATGAACGAGGCAAATAATATGACCTTTCACGCGTACACCGAACTCGCCTCGCGTACAAAAAAAGGCGTGTATTTAGATTGGAATCCAGTGAACGAGTTTTGGTTTCACACCGATTTAATGAACGACCACGACGTCGACTTTTTAATTGTGAACTACGAAGACAATGAGGCTTGTCCCGAATCGGCCCTAAATTTTATTCTCAAAGCAAAAGAGAAAGCCAAGACCTCAACTTTTTGGGCGAACTGGTATAACGTTTATGGCTTAGGTCAACTCGGCTCACTTGAGGGCGTTGTATTCCCGAATTGGGAACAAATAGACACAATCCCAGCTGAGGCAAAATTCTTAGGAATGGGCCTCGATTTCGGTTACTCAAACGATCCAACGGCAATGATCGCCGTATACGAGTACAACGGTAAAATAATAGCCGACGAATTGATTTACTCGACCTCACTTTTGAACTCGGACATTATTCGATTAATGAAGCAAGACAAACGCCTCCCGATTTGGGCGGACTCAGCCGAGCCAAAGTCAATCGAGGAGATAAGACGAGCAGGTTTTAACATTAAGCCAGTGGTAA